TAGGAGATAAAAAATGAGAAGTATACGACCATCTGATCTCAGTAGGGAGATCAAAGCCAACGCACTGGCTGGCCTAGCAACAATGATATGGGGCGCGCCTGGCGAAGGTAAGTCCGAAATCGTTTACAGCCTTGCACAAGAAATGAACGCAAAACTGTTCGAAGTACGTGCTAACTTATTCGACCCTGTCGACGTACGTGGCGGCTTAAAAGTAGTTGAACAAGAAGATGGCACATATCGTACACGGTATGGTGTGCCCGAAGATTATCCCGACTCCAACTACCAAGGCACTGTAATCATCTTCATTGATGAACTCAGTACTGCACCCAAAGCTACACAAAATAGTTTCTTGCAACTTCTAACAACCGGCAAAATTGGTACGTACCAAGCACCACCCAACACAATATTCATCGCAGCTGGTAACCGCGCGATTGACCGTGCCGCAGTACATGAAATGCCAACACCTGTTAAGAACCGCTTCAGTCACTTTACTCTCGAAGCGAATATTGACGACTGGGTAGCATGGGCCGTGAACGCGGACATTGAACCGTCGATCGTGAGCTTCTTACGCTACCGCCCGCAACTACTAAGTGATGTTGATGCAACACAAAACGCATTCCCAACACCTCGTGCCTGGGACTATGTCAGCCGCAAATTACCATTCATGGCTGATGAGTTTTACGGCGTTGCGTCCCTGGTCGGCGATGGTGCCGCAGGCGAATACATCGCATTCAAACAAGTTTACACAGAAGTACCGGACATCGATGACATCCTTGCTAAGCCAACCACCACCAAAGTACCCACTGGCACATCAGTGTTGTACGCGGTATGTGGCGCACTAACAGGACGTGTTGATCAAACCAACTTTGAAGCAATTATGAAATACACGAAACGCATGCCACCTGAGTATCAGGTCATTGTAGTTCGTGACTCACTCGCGAAGGACCGTACGCTCATGCAATCAGAGCACTTCACCAAATGGACTCAAGAAAACGCAGACGTACTTTTATAGGAGAATAATCATGGCCTCAGTAAGAATGACTAACGAATTGCGAGACGACATCCGTCGTAAAGCAGAAGAAGCATATAGCTTAGCTAATCCCCACCCCAAACCAAGCAACAAATATGTAACCGCTGTTCTTGACGCAGTGCGACACAGTCCCGAACAAACGTTTCTACGCGACATAAAGAAACTCGGTGAAGAACGCGCCGTAGATAGCGATACTCGCTACGGACAAAACATCTTGCCACATAAACCAAAAGAAGTAGTAACAAGCATAGAATTGCGTATCAAAACATTAACTGGCGTTATAAGTGTTCACGGTCGTGACTACAAAGAAACCACCATTAAATTCGATACCCCTATCGCTGATTACTTGGTAGTAGACGGCGATCGCCACCGATGGAGTGACCCAGTTGTATGGATCAATGACCTACGCCTCGAAGACAAAACTCAAATTATTGAATACTTTGAAGCACACTTAAAATCTACTGAAGAACATAATCAAGCCAAAGGTCTGTATGATCAAAGCATCTACAATCTAGTAAGTACCTGCACAACGCTCAAACAGCTTCTAGAAGTCTGGCCTGCAGCTGAGTCACTCGTGCCTGCTAACAAAATCCAAAAGATGCACACAAAAGTAACCAGAAAACAACGCGCCGCTACAATCAAAGAAGAAATCTCTTTTGATCCAACCATTGCTAACCAAGCCGTACTCACAGCTAAAATGCTAGGAGGCTAATATGTCCGCGGAAAGCGACATGCTCAAAGCTCGGGCTCAGCTGCTAATGGATCAGCCTTTCTTTGGCACATTAGCACTCAAACTCAAGCTAGTAGAAGACAGTAATAACTGTGATACAGCAGCTACTGATGGCACACGACTCGTCTACAATAGTAAATTCATTGGTAAACTTGATACCGTTACACGCAAAGGTCTCATTGCACATGAAGTGATGCACTGTGTCTTCAACCACATGACACGTCGTCAACATCGTGACCCTAAAATGTGGAACATTGCTACTGACTTCGCCATTAATAACCATCTCGTCGACTGTGGTTTTGTGCTACCTGAAGGCGGTCTTGTTGATAAACAGTACAACGACATGACTGCCGAAGCTATTTACAACAAACTTGACAAAGATAATCTACCAAAACAATGCCCTTGGGGCATGGTTATGGACGCAGGAGTCGGTCAAGTGCAAGCTGGTAGCAACGCGGCAATGGAATCCGATTGGCAAGTTGCTGTCACACAAGCCGCAGAAGTTGCTAAAAATGCAGGCAAGCTCCCAGGCAGCATGGAACGCTTCATTCAAGACATCGTCAAACCAATCGTTGATTGGCGGACTGTATTGTGGCCGTTCTGTACGTCACTCACTCGAGACGACTACAGCTGGCGCAAACCGCACCGCGCATACATTAGCGAAGATGAGTACTTACCCAGCATGCTTAGTGAAGCTGCAGGTCACATTGCAATCATCATTGACTCTTCAGGATCATGCGCTGACTACTGGAAGCAATTTATGAGCGAGATATCAGCTATTCACTCAGAACTGCGCCCATCTCAAATGACAATTATTCATTGTGACTATAATGTAGCGCACTGTGAAGAAGTCATGCCAGATGATGAGTTCCCAACGACGCCTATTAAAGGTGGCGGCGGTACAGCGTTTAAACCAGCGTTCGATTACATCAACGAACACTATCCAGACGTAGAAGCAGCTGTGTATCTTACCGACCTCGAAGCATTTAACGAAGACTTCGGTGAACAACCAATGTACCCCGTTCTATGGGTTGCAACTACGCGCCTTGCTGCCCCCTGGGGGCAAACGACGCGCATCCAGCTGTAATAGTTGAACTAATATATTAGCGATGCTACTATTTCGCTCTTACTAGGAGAGTATGATGAGTATAAATGATGCAACACCTCAAGAATGGACCGAAGCAGCTAAATCAGCCAATAAAAAAGAATATATTGACCCTTACGACATCCGACCCAACCCAGTATCTTCACCCCCACACTACAATATGGGCAACATCGAGTGCATTGAAGCTATCGAAGAGTCTATGTCTAGCGTGGCCTTTAAAGGGTATCTCAAAGGTAACTGCCTAAAATACCTCTGGAGATACGACTATAAAGGCAAACAAGTAGAAGACTTGGAAAAAGCAGGCTGGTACTTAAGTAAATTAACTACCCAAGTAATAGGAGAAAACGCTAAACAATCCACCTAGGAGGGTGAAATGGACACAAAAGAATACTTCGACCAATTAAAAAATCTAGAAGAAGACAAAATCAGCCCTGAATTTCATACATACACTACTGTATTCATGAAATCTCGTATGCCTGAAGCCTATAAAGAAATCTTATCCCGTTACAAAGTGCTAGAAAATGAGATTTATGCACAGCACGAATGCAATGGAGCGCCATTTTAATGCTAGTAACTCTCGACTTTGAGACATACTTCGACACCAAAGTGTCTCTTACCAAACTCACCACAATGGACTACGTTCGACACGAACAGTTCAAAGTGTGGGGCGTTGGCATCATGATCGATCATGATGAAACAGAATGGTATGGTGAAGACGAAGCAGAAGCCGCGATCCATGCCATCGATTGGAGCAACGCGACCCTCATATGCCACAACACCCCCTTTGATGGTTACATTTTAACCAGATACTACAAAATCATACCAAAATATTACGTAGATACTGCGGCTATGGCGCGCGCCTTAGCGCCCGGCCAGTCGGCCCGGCTAAAAGACTGCGCGATACGTGAGTTCCCAGATGACGAAACCATGCGTAAAGGCGAAGAACTCATTGATGCAAAAGGTATCTATAACTTAGATCCTGAAACAGAAGAAGCCCTCGCTGGTTATTGTATACAAGACGTTGACCTCACTTGGGCTCTTTATCAAAAAATGATTACCCAAATGCCACAAAGTGAGATGGACCTTATTGACATAACCTGCCGTATGTTCTGTGAACCAAAGCTACTCGTGGACCGTGATGCGCTAATCGAGTTCCGTGATGAAACCATCGCAACCAGTGAAGCGCTCATTGCTGCAGCAGGCATCGACCGCAAAGTACTGAGCTCCAATAAACAATTTGCAGAACACATATATAGTATGGGCCTTGTACCTCCGTGGAAAAAAAGTCCTACTACAGGTAAAAAAATCCCAGCCCTAGGTAAAAATGACAAAGCATTTACCCAAATGCAAAAAATGTACCCTCAATTCCAACACATATGGGCCGCACGGCTTGCAACAAAAAGCCGCATTAACGAGACCAGAGCGCAGCGCTTTATCGACGCAACCCATAGCGATGGAACAATTAGTGTGCCATTGCGTTACTACGCAGCTCACACTGGCCGCTTTGGTGGCACAGAAAAAATTAATATGCAAAATATGCCACGCAACTCACCTTTGAGGCTAGCGTTGTGTGCACCGGAAAACAAATTAATATTCGTTGCAGATTTATCCAACATTGAAGCCCGTATGCTTGCGTGGCTAGCAGATGAAGATGACCTACTTACACAATTTAAAAAGGGTGAGGACATCTATAGCAATCTTGCTACTCAAATTTATAAAAGACCAATCCATGCTGACCATGACCCTATCGAAAGATTTGTAGGTAAAACTGCTGTACTTGGGCTAGGTTATGGTATGGGGGCTACTAAATTCCAGGACACTTTAGAAACTGGAGCAATGGGGCCCCCTCTAAAATTTACGTCATCCGAAGCCTTCGAAGTTGTTAACACTTATCGTACAACCTACGAAGGTGTGCCACTCTTATGGAAAAAACTAGAACTTAAATTAGCAAATTCCATTAACCCGAATTATGAAGAGCACTGGCACGGCTTATTATTTAAAGATAAGAAGATTTATTTACCGAACGGTTTA